GCGTGAAACTTTATGGTTGAAGCAAGGTAAGAAATGCTATGTAACTGAAGCTGCGTTGCCTTTTGAGGATGCTGTGGCTGCACATATTATTCCACACGAAATGGGTGGCAAAACTGATATTACCAACATTGTGATTGTTGATAAAAAAATCAATGCACAAATGGGGTCACAGAATCTTGAAATGTACAAAACAGCGTGGAGAATGGCTAATCGCTAATGTTTTTGTCCCGGCTTCGGCCGGGATTTTTTGAGGAGAGGTATCATGGTGAAAGAAACTGTTTTGTTTGTTGTTTTTATGGTGTTTTTTATTGGCGCATTATGTTTCACCTCGATCTATGAGGCGACACTGCGCCAAGAGTGTCGTCAACTGGCCATGGAACAAAGGTATTCGCCAGTTGAAGTTCAGGTAATGTGTAAACTATAAGGAGGTACTATGCCCAATTGGTGCGACAATTCATTACGCCTTTCAAATGAAGACAAGGCTAAGTTAGATGGGGTTGAGGCTGAGTTATCGAAGAAAAACGAAGAGGGTCGATATATGGCCGCTTTGTTCGAACACTTTCGGCCAAACCCATCGGGCGAATGGGAATATGATTGGTCATTGAATAATTGGGGCACCAAGTGGGATGCAAGTATCATTGATTGGGAAAGACATGATGATGAAAATCTGACTGTCTTTTTCGAAACCGCCTGGGGTCCGCCAATTGCTCTGTATGATTATCTGACTGAACAAGGTTGGGGTGTCGAAGCATTCTACAATGAACCAGGTATGTGCTTTGCCGGTATCTATGATAACGGTGCTGATGAATGCTATGAGTATTCGGATTTGTCTGCCGATGAAATTGAGGAAGAATTACCACACGAACTAAATGAGATGTATGGTATCTCAGATTATAAACGTGAGTGGGAAGAAGAAAATGAGGATGAGTAACTACGGCATACATTCGAATCGCTTTCAAGGCGACTACAAAAAAGTATTGACAGTCTGTTCTGCCAATATGTTGCGGTCGCCTACGATGGCGCACGTGTTGTCTGCTGATCCATATAACTTCAATACACGGTCGGCTGGCACTGCATTGTATGCTTTGATTCCTGTTACCGAAGAATTGCTGATGTGGTGTGATGAGGTCGTTTGTGCTGACACTGAACATGCACTATGGATACGCAACAAGATGATAACGTGGATGGTTGATAAGCCTATCATTGATTTGCAGATTCCAGATAATTATGAGTATCGTAATCCAGAATTGATTGAACTAATCAAGGAGCGTTATGAACAAAGAACTGCTGACTGAAATCGCCAAGCAAACTGGCGGTTCATTTTTCGTAGATGTTTTTCGATCACACCAAGAAAGATATGCACTCCAATTGTTGTCAGAAATATATCAAGTGTTTTCAAAACAGCAATTTGACGGATATGCAATAGACTTCTGGGATGACATTGTACAGCATTTCCAACTTGACAACAATGAGATAGAAAAGTTGTCAAAAAGAAACAGTTGACAAAGTACCGCACCTCATCTATAATTATACATGTTGATTGATTACATGGAGGTTTGTGATGGCTTACGTATCTCAAGAATTGAAGTCTAAGTTGGCACCTAAGATCAAAGCGATTTGCAAAAAGCATGGCGTGAAGGCTAGCCTTGCGGTTCGCAATCATTCGACCTTGGTGCTGAATGTGAAGGCTGGTAAAATTGATTTTATCGGTGACTACGGTGACAGTCCTGAAACACGTGCCGATGCTGAGAAGTTCGGTATTCAGGTGAATCCCTATCACTACAAAAATCACTTTAACGGTGATGCGTATTTCTTTCTGTCTGAAGTGATTCCAGCAATGAATTCTGGTAACTGGGATAAGTCTGATATTCAAACCGATTACTTTAATGTCGGTTGGTACATTGATGTGAATATCGGTAAGTGGAACAAACCTTATGCTCTGGAGTCGTAATGAGTGAAGCAAGAATCATATCGAATCGAATACGTACTCCTGACGGTACGATTCTTGAATCTAGGCACCGCCATGACTATGTAACCTACGTCGATAAGAATGGCAAAGAATACATGGTCGATGGTGGTCTAGAGTATCTGCGCCGAAATGTACATGATGATGCACCGTATGAGGAACTGTCGGTGTATGATGATGCGCCGTATGCTCTAATTCGGGAAGTATTCAAGTGGGGCACACGTGGTAAAGGTGGTCGTCAGCCTTTGACTTTTGTACCACTCAAAGACTTGACAACAGAACACATAGAGGCTATACTTGAAACTCAAATTCACATTAGTGAACGCATACGAAAACTTTTTATTAATGAATTGACCTTTAGAGGCGTTGAGAAGCATATATAGTATTATGAACAAACTAATACACATTACCAAGCAGTGCCCAGAGTATCGCACATTTAGCGATAATGGATCATGGGCGCCTGTATCGGAGGTTTGTGTATAGATTGTAGTTGTGTTCAAACTGTATACAAACCCCGAAGCCCAAAAAGTTTCGGGGTTTTTTGTTTTATATCTGAGTGTAGTTCAGCCTGGTAGAATGCCTGCTTTGGGAGCAGGAGGTCGGGAGTTCGATCCTCTCCACTCAGACCAAAAAGTAGTTGACAGAGTTTTGAAGTTTGATTATAATGATGTTTGTCGATTGATTGTTCTTTAAAAAGTTTGTGAGATGCACCCATCGTCTAGTGGTCAGGACATTGCCCTTTCACGGCAGTAACACCGGTTCGAATCCGGTTGGGTGTACCAATTATATTATGGGTGTGTAACTCAGCTGGTTAGAGTATCAGACTTTTAATCTGAGAGTCGTGGGTTCGAATCCCACCGCACCTACCATATTGAAGCACATTGGTTCTGAGGGTTGTTCCAAAGATAATTAACTCCAATGGAGTCCCAATGTGCTTCAATATGGCATGTTAGCATAGTTGGCCTAATGCGCCGCCCTGTCACGGCGGAGACCACGGGTTCGAATCCCGTACATGTCGCCAGAATTGTTCCGCAGAACCCGAGCTTGGTGCATGGGCGTGGCTGTTAACCACTGGTTAGTTGAGTTCGATCCTCAAATGCGGAGCCATATTAGATTTGCAGTCTGTAAGCCATGGGCTTGATCATGCCTGCGTAACTATGTACACAAACGGTAAAGCCGGCCGGTCATTCCGTTGAGCATAGCAAATAGTGCAGACTGCAATTCTAATATTGTTGGGAGTTCGCCAAGTTGGTAAGGCATCGGATTTTGATTCCGACATGCATAGGTTCGAGTCCTATACTCCCTGCCAGTAATATGGGTTGAATGCTCTAATGGTAGGGCAGCGGGCTGTAAACCCGTGGCTTCGGCAAGTAGGTTCGATCCCTACTCAACCCACCAAGTTGAATGCGTCTTTGGTGAAACTGGATATCACATGAGGCTACGGACCTCAAGTTAAGGATTCGAATTCTTTAGGACGCACCATATTGAAACATATTGCAAAGACCGCTGAGTCGTTCTGCATTGCTGGAGTCTTCTTTGAAGAGGTGTCGCAAAGGCAGTATGTTTCAATATGGGGAATTAGTTTAATTGGGAAAACACGTGCTTTGCAAGCATGAATAAGCAGTTCGAATCTGCTATTCTCCACCAGAGTATTGCCCGTTTAGTTAAATGGTATAACACTTGATTTGTAATCATGGATTGGCAGTTCGATTCTGTCAACGGGCACCAGACTATCGCAGAGTATGGAAGAGGTCATCCGTCCGGTCTCATAAGCCGGGAATCGCAGGTTCGAATCCTGCCTCTGCAACCATTATAGGTGAAATGTGAAAAAAGAAATTGATGTGAACGAAGTTGCCGCATTTCTTGATACATGTGGTCCTGATACAAAAGTGTATGTTGGCGCCGATTCTGAACGATTTCAGATTGAGGGTGAATGGTACGCTGACTACATTTTGGCTGTTGTCGTTCATATCGATGGTCGTCACGGTTGTAAAATATTTGGTGCTGTACAACGTGAACGTGATTTCGAACAAAAGAAAAGTCGACCACGTTTTCGTTTGATGAATGAAGTATACAAAGTGGCTGATTTGTATTTGAAATTGTATGAAGTTATACCGCATGACATACAAATTCATTTGGATATCAACCCAAGTGAAATGCATGGTAGTTCATGTGTGGTAAATGAAGCGATTGGTTATATACGTGGTACATGTAATGTGATACCATTGATAAAGCCAAAAGCATTTGCTGCAAGTTATGCGGCAGATCGTTTCAAAAGTTTAGTAGCGTAGCGGGTATAATTCAGGGGTAGAATGTTTCCTTGCCAAGGAAAATGTCGTCAGTTCGAATCTGACTACCCGCTCCAATATCTCGGTGTGGCGTAATGGCAGCGCAGCGGTCTCCAAAACCGTTAGTGGGAGTTCGATTCTCTCCACCGAGGCCAATGGTGTCTATGGTGTAGTGGTAGCATTACTCTCTGTGAAAGAGTAGGTACGAGGTCGGTACTCGTTAGACACCCCAAATTTTTTAATAGGAGAAGTTATGAAAGTGTACGTTTGCGAAGTGTGTGGTCATACGCACGATGAATCAGTAGAAGGTAAACTGGAAGATTTGCCAGCATTTGCAAATTGTCCGGAATGTGGTAGTGACGCAAGAGAAGTATATAAAGAAGCGCAGTGGTAATAAAGATTGGTGCTTTAGCTGATGTGGTCATAGCAGTGGCCTGAAGAGCCTCGGAAGTTGGTTCGATTCCAACAGGCACCACCATTGTCCTGTAGTTAAATGGTATAACTGTCGATTGATAATCGACCATTACAAGTTCAATTCTTGTCGGGACAACCAGTGGTAGTGTAGCATAATGGTAGTGCGCCACCTTCATACGGTGTCAGGTGTAAGTTCGAATCTTACCACTACTACCAATATAAGTAAGCGTGTGAGGCGATGTGCATCGTTAGTTCAGTGGTAGAATCCCTGCCTTACAAGCAGGTTGTCGGTGGTTCGAATCCATCACGATGCACCAACAATGCAACGGTGGCAGAGTGGTCCAATGCAAGGGACTGCAAATCCCTAAAGCCGTCAGTTCGAATCTGACCCGTTGCTCCAGTTTAGGAAGTGTGGCCGAGTGGTTTAAGGCACTGGTCTTGAAAACCAGCGATTCAGTAATGGGTCCGTGAGTTCGAATCTCACCGCTTCCACCAAATGTCTCGGTCAGTACGGTGGGACGTACAGATGGACAACACTAGGACAAGGTTCGAATCCAAACTGAGACACCAAAATAAAAGAAAATATGGTAACATTAAAAATTATTCTAACAATTATTTGTTACTGGGTGCTTATGGGTGTTAGTGTCGCACTCATGATGGCACTTTTTTATGGTTTAGCGGTAATTTTGGGAGAGTTGGCCGAGTGGTTAAGGCAGCGGTTTGCTAAACCGTCGTTGCGAAAGTGACGCATAGGTTCGAATCCTATACTCTCCGCCACTTGACAAGCAAATTTTTCTGTTGTATACTGTTCTCTATGAATAAAAAATCACAAAAGTTGCAAAAACCACGAAATTTTGTTGCTAAAGACTTGTTCACGCCGAAGTTTCGCATGAAAGTTGAGCATTCGGCGACAAAAATTCATAACCGAGCAGTTGAAAAACAAAATTTTAGGAAAATTTATGCCATCTTCTGATGAAAAAATGCAAAAAATTGAAGCCGAAGCAATTTCCGGCGATGAAATGAGTAAATTTGACGGTTTTTACTTTGTTCCTGACTATGATGACTATGAAGGCAACTATAAATTAGCATTTTTCAACTTCAAAGAAGAGTGGACAATGGCGAAACCCATAGAAAAGTCAAATATGGGCTACAAATATCACATGGCATTCTTCAAAGAAGACGAAGATGGCATGCCGCAGTTCGATGATGCATTTGAAGCTATACTTGCCGATCCAATTGTGTACATAAAAAATCTGGTCGGCTCCGGTTTGTCAGGTTGTATTGTGAAAAAAACAGAAACATCAGAAAATTGGTGGGTTGAGTATCTTGATTTTATTACAAATGGTAAGTTTAAGCAAAAAGTGAATGAAGCACTCAAATCTTTAGCGGAGTAAAAATTATGGAAAAAAATGTTTTTGCTGGTGATAGTAAAGATGCAAAAAAAGGTCGTAAATGGTTGATTGGTTTGCTTGAAGAACGACCTGTCGAAATTGTTTTTACGAAAAAAGACGGAACTGAGCGTACAATGAAATGTACATTGATGGAAGACTATCTTCCAGAAACAGTCGGCTCAGAAAAAACAAAAAGTGATGAAGTTCTTGCTGTTTATGATTTAGAAAAAGAAGGCTGGCGTTCATTTCGTTGGGATTCAATCAAAGAAATTCATTTTTCGTTGGAGAGTGAAAATGCCTAAGTATATCGTTGAGCAAATGTCTGTTTTTCGTAACGTTTACGTGATTGAAGCAGACACCGAAGAAGAAGCAGTAAAGATTTCTGAATATGCCGATGACAATTGGCAAGAATGGCTTGGCAATTTGAAGATTGACATAAATGAATATAGTGATGAGCGTATTGCTTATTTCAAAAACAAGCAATACTATTGGAATGGTGTAACATATAAAGATAAAGATGGGTATGTCGCATATCATCACCCAAATGGTGAAGATGTAGAACGAAAAGAGATTCTCATCAAATAGTTTAATGCGGGATTAGTTTAATGGTAAAACGTGAGCCTTCCAAGCTCCTGTTATCAGTTCGATTCTGATATCCCGCTCCAAAGGTATATTATGACTAAATCTTGGACCTTAGAAGTAAAACAACACGAAGATGGTGATTGCTTTATTGAGTTTCCCGATGAAGTCCTAGCTGAAGTTGGTTGGGTAGAAGGAGACACACTAAAGTGGATTGATAATGGTAATGGTTCGTGGTCATTAAAAAAACTAGACAAGAATCAAGAAAATACTGAGTCTTCAGAGTAGTGGTATTGTTTAAATAAATCGTAGTTATTTTATAGGGAGTCGTTATGAGTTTGAAAGGTACAAAAACCGCAGAGTGCTTAAAAGAGGCTTTTGCTGGTGAATCGATGGCAAACCGCCGTTATCTTTATTTCGCAAACCAGTGTGACATTGCTGGTGAAAATGATCTAGCAGCATTGTTCCGTTCTACAGCAGAAGGTGAAACAGGACACGCCCACGGTCACATGGAATATTTGATTGAAGGTGGCGCAGGTGAACCTGGCACAAACATGCCAGCAAAGACTGCACGACAAATGTTAGAGGCCGCTATCGCTGGTGAAACACACGAATACTCTGACATGTATCCAGGTATGGCAAAGACCGCACGTGAAGAGGGTTTTGATGAGGTAGCAGATTGGTTTGAAACACTTGCGAAAGCAGAACGTTCACATGCCAATCGTTATGCAAAAGCATTAGAAAAACATCTTTCAGAATAATAAGGAGAAGTAACATGGCATGGACTACACCTACAGCGAATGATATGCGTTTTGGTTTCGAAATTACAATGTACATCGCAAATCGTTAATCAGTAAAAGGGCGGCTACCAAGCCGCCTTTCCTCTTTTGTTCATCAGCGCCAATCTAAAAGAAGAATCATCTCTTTTGTTTTTCAATGCAGCATTTATCTGTGTAGCTAACTTACCGTCACGTGTAACAAGAATTAGATTATTACCTACGTTTGTGAAAACATAGTAAAAAAGTTCATTATCAATGAACTCAATTTTCAGCATTGACTTCATCCTCACGAACTTCACAATCAACCCATTTTAAATTATTGTAGTGTTCATATGGCCATGTGCCTTTTGGTATGAGACAATCGCCAAGATGTGGCTTCTCCATGATTCTTACTTGTAACACTGCCCATACTAGTGTACACAGGTATAAGATGAGAACTGTTGCGATACCGTACTTCCAAGCCTCACATCTTATTTTCTTGAGTCTGTTTGCTCTTTTGATTGCAGCAATTCTGTCGGCTTCTCTTTTCTTTGCCCATGCAACTGACTGCTCTTTTTTCATTTTCTCCATCATGGCGTATACACGGGTGTACAGGTCACCTAATTCTGGAGGACAATTGTAAACCATGAGTTCACGAAGTTCTGCTTCCATTGCAGTTAAGCGACTTTGCATGAGAACTCTTTGTAATGCTCTTTTACCTAGACTTGTTTCGCCGGTATAAACTTCTTGGGAATGTTTTTCTTCTTCTTCAAAGATAGCCGAACACTTGGCATAGTTTTCAAAGTAAACGCCCAACTCTTCACCTATCTGTGTGTAGATATCGTTGGGTTGTTTCTTACTTAACTCAAGTATGCGATTTTTTTCTTCTATGTACTGATTTTTCTCAGCAATAGTAGGAGGCTTGTCTTTATGACGAGAATTGAATTGCTCTTCTAAATCGGATAAAACACCTTTTACATCACCAGCGGCACTAGCAATTTCTTTGTATAACTCACAACCTTTTTTTACCGCTTGAACTGCACCATTTGCCAAAGCAAAAAGTGTAAACGGATCCATTTGTCTTTTTCGTAACCTTTCTTAGAAGAAACATTATTTTGATTCAAAAAAGACAATCTTGACAGTCACCCAGTATTTATGCTATACTGTAGTTTGTCGAATAAATACGGTCTGAGGACATTATGAATAAGTCTATTGACATTAAAGCAATCTTATCAAATAATAAAGAACCCAAGTTTTCGGGTGAGTTATCACAAACGCAACTAACTCAAGCCCTGAGTTGGTATGCTCAGAATCGTGATAACAAAGATGCAACAAAATACGCTACCGAATACTTCAAAAAGAAACTCAAAACCCCGGCTCCAGAAGCGTTAAAATCCCAGGTCAGTACATTTGGGTTCATTTGTCGAATCGTAAGCTTAGGCGGCGTTCTGAACGATTCTAACGCTACTTGGTTCAATGAGACAGTCCAGAAACTACAAGAAGAAACACCTGTTGTCAAAAAAGCAACGGCTACCGTAGTTTCAATTCAAGATCATATTAAAAGAAAAGCAAGTGAATGCATCGGTGAACTAGAGGGTCAGATTGACGAATTGATAACATCTGACTTTAAAGCAAATGTTTCACCTTATGCAACAATGACTGGTATGGATGTCAAAAATGCACATACAAAATTTGTAATTGATCATTTTAAAACACGCCGTGTTGAATATGATACGGCTTTGACAACAACCGATTCTGATGTCAAAGAGGCATATTCTAACTTTACAAAAGTGCAACTTAAAAAGTTGGTAGCATACTGTGATCAGGTAATTGTTGACGGTATGAAACTGGCTGGTGAAGCGGTGAAAACACGCAAGCCACGCAAGCGTAAAACAAAATCGGCAGATCAGTTGATTGCCAAATTGAACTATGCAAAAGACTTTGCTGAATTAAAACTTGTATCGATTGATCCTAAGACAATCATTGGTGCATCGTCGTTGTGGATATACAATACCAAAACTCGAAAACTTGGCGTATATCAGGCTGCCGATGCTGCTGGTCTAAACATCAAGGGCTCTACGATACAAAACTTTGCCGAGAGCAAATCGGTAAGTAAAAAGTTACGCAAGCCAAATGTAACGATACCCGAAGTATTGAAAGGTGGCAAAGTTGCATTGCGTAATGTGTTAAATGATATTCGTGCCGTCGAAAGTGCATTGACAGGACGAATTAATGCTGATACAATATTACTGAGAACTGTAAAATGACAATTCGTGGCTATTACTTCCGTGAGTTTAAATTTCACTTACGGATTGCTTTTTTGTTTTTGTACAAAGGGGCAATTTTAGGACAATATGTAAAATGATAATCTTTGACTACAATCAGGTAGCCATCTCTTCATTGATGGAACAAATCGGCTCATCTAAAAAGCCGGTTGAAGAGGCATTGGTGCGACACATGATATTGAATGTGATTCGCACTTATGTCAAAAAATTCAAGGCTACACATGGGCCTGAAGTTGTAATTGCTTGTGACAATCGCAATTACTGGCGCCGTGAAATCTTTCCACAATATAAAGCATCACGCAAGAAAAGTCGTGATGCATCTGGTCATGATTGGAATTCTATCTTTGAATGCTTACATAAAATCAAAGAAGAACTAAAAGAACACTCACCTTACAAAGTCGTTGATGTTGACACCGCTGAGGCTGATGACATTATTGCTACGCTGACGATACGCTATTCGGCGCATCAAAACGTAATGATTCTATCGTCTGATAAAGACTTTGCACAGTTGCAAAAGTTTGACAATGTTGAACAGTATTCACCTATACTGAAGAAGTTCATCAAAGAACCTCTACCGGCAGTGCAACTAAAGCAGATGATCATTCGTGGTGATAAGGGTGATGGTATACCTAACATTCTTTCTGCTGATGATAGTATCGTGAATGGTGTACGCCAAAGACCGATTACAGAAGCCAAGATTATCAACTGGTTAAATCAATCGCCAGATGAATTTTGTGAAGGTGAAATGCTGCGTAATTACAAGCGCAATGAAATGATGATCGATTTGACCAAAGTGCCAGAACCACTTCAGAAAAGTATTATAGATACATATGAAAGTGCTGCTGGTCATACCAAACAGCATTTTATGAATTATATGATTGCAAACAAACTTAAAAATCTAATTGAGGTAATTGATGAGTTCTGAAAAACTATACTCTGAAATATTTGAAGAGTTCGAAAAACTAACAACCAAACAAGAACGAATTGAACTCTTGCGCCGTGAAGGTGATGAGCGTTTTCGTTTCTTTCTTCAATTAGTATTCAATCCTGCCATAGAGTTTGATATTGTGCTGCCAGATCGGTACAGACCGGCAAAAGAACCTGCTGGTTTGAACTATGCTTATCTTGACACACAGATGCCGAAGATGTATCGGTTTATCAAGAATCATCCTATGCGTCCACCAGGTTTTACCGCAGAAAAGACTACACAACAAATTCTAGTTATGGTAGAATCATTACATAAAGATGAGGCTGCTATCATTCTTGATGTTCTACAAAAAAGATTCAAAGTAAAACAACTTACTGCCAATTTAGTTAGAGAAGCATTTCCTGATTTAGCAATATGAAAATAGTCGTTGTCTCTGGTGGCTTTGACCCCATCCATTCGGGTCATCTTGCCTTATTGCGTGAAGCATCTGGTCTAGGTGACAAACTTATCGTAGGTGTAAACTCTGATGCGTGGCTCACACGTAAAAAGGGTAAGCCATTCATGGACATTCGTGAACGCAAAGCTATACTTGAATCAATTCGTTGGGTTGATGAAGTGTGGGAGTTTGATGATTCTGATGGCACTGCATGTGATTTGCTTGAACGTGTGAGAGATCACTATTGTAATGTTTTACATACACTTTCAAACTATCAAATATGGTTTGCCAATGGTGGCGACCGTAACGAAACAAACAATGCAGAAGCAGAAGTTCCTGGCATTAACTTTGTATATGGTGTAGGTGGTAGCGATAAAAAGAACTCCTCATCTTGGTTACTAGGGAGATGGAATGAGTGACGGTGGAAAAGGTTCCAAGCCTAGACCAATTGAAGTACCACGTGAAAAATTTAATGATAACTGGGATAAAATTTTTGGTAAAAAGGTGAAAAATGAAAGTAGCAGTCGTAACACCAACAATCGGAGCAAAAACACTTAGACAGTGTGTTCAATCTGTTGATGAACAAACATATGAAAATTTGACACATTATGTTTTTATTGATGGAAAAGAATATGAAGACAAAGTACAGCAACAACTTGAAGGTGCAACAAAAGTCAGAACAATCAGCCTTGAAGAAAATGTCGGCAAAGGTTGGTATGGTCATCGTGTATATGCTGCATGTGGTTTTCTTGTCAATGCTGATGTTGTCTGTTATCTTGACGAAGACAATTGGATTGAGCCTAATCATGTTGAGAAACTTGTGGAGAGAATCAAAAAGGGTGTTGATTGGGCATACTCACTAAGAAAGATTGTTGATAAAGAAGGCAACTTTGTTGCTGAAGATAATTGCGAATCGCTAGGTCAATGGCCAATCTATTTCAACAAAGATGCGTTTCATATTGACACCTCATCATACATGGTGAAGATTGACATCGCACGAAAACTTGGTGCAGCATGGTATGGTCAATGGGGTGCAGATCGCCAATTCTTCAATGCACTCAAACAATACTTTCCAAACTTTTCATGCTCAAGAGAATATTCATTGTGTTATCGTCTAGATGGTAATCCCAATTCTGTGAATGCTGAGTTCTTTGAAAAAGGCAATGCTGAAAACGAAAAACAATATCCTGATGGCTTTCCTTGGAAGAAACAATTCAAAGAAGAGTATATTGTTGGACCTGGCATAACAATTGTGAGTGGATAATGATAATAGAAGATACAAATCTTAAAGGTGTAAAACTTATCAAGCCAACAGTGCATGAAGATTATCGTGGCACAAATGTTGAAGTGTGGCATAAAGATAATTATGCTTCATTGGGTATAAATTTTATTCTTGATAGTGTTTCAACTTCACGCCGTCATACCTTACGTGGTATTCATGGTGATGATAGAACTACAAAACTTGTTTCTTGTTTACACGGCACAATCTATCAGATTGTAATTAATCTTGATGAAGATTCCGATCAATATGGTCAGTGGCAAGAGTTTACACTATCCGACCGTAATGGGTATCAAGTGCTGCTGCCGCCAAAACATGGCAATGCACATTTGGTGATGTCTGAACAATGTGTATTCAGTTACAAACTAGATCAATACTATGATCGTGCTTCACAATACACAGTGAAGTGGAATGACGAGCGATTCAATATCTTCTGGCCAATCAAAAATCCTATTCTTTCAGAAAGAGATAGATGAGAACAGCATTAGTAACTGGTGGCGCAGGTTATCTTGGTTCACATTTAGCGAAAGCACTCAAAAAAGCAGGGTATTATACTTTCTGTTTTGATTTGATGCTTCCAGAAAATAAAAAGTATTGGGACAATCACACAATCGGTGATGTCAGAAATTTGAACGACTTGTATGAAACATTTGAATATTTTCAAAGAGTTCATGAAAAACAATTTGATGTAGTGTTTCACCTTGCTGGTTTGATTGAAGTTGGTGAATCTGTTCACAAACCAGAAAAGTATTGGCAAGTAAATGTTGGCGGTACTACTAATCTATTACAAATAATGAGAGAATTTGATGTTAAGAATATTGTTTATTCTTCTACTGCCGGCGTTTATCGTTCTCAGTTTACCAGCCTATCTGAGAAAGCAGAAATAGATAACAACAATCCGTATGCCAATAGCAAGTATGCGGCTGAGTGTGCGATTCGTGATGCAAAAGTGAATTCAATTATTTTTCGTTTCTTCAATTTGGCGGGTGCTGATCCTGATGGTGAGATGGGTGAAGACCATGAACCAGAAACGCATTTGATTCCACTAATGTTCAAAAGTCTAAATAACGAAGAGTTCATTGTATATGGAAACGATTATCAAACAGTAGATGGTACTTGCATACGTGATTATGTACACGTGTGTGATGTTGCTGAAGCACATTTGCTGGCTGACGAATACTTACAGAAAAAAGGAAACAATCAACCTAGTCTATTCAATCTAGGAACTGGTAAAGGTTATACTGTACTACAAGTGATTGATGCTGCTAAACAGGAACTAAACGTTCCGATTCAATACACAATCGGTAAACGAAGAGAAGGTGACCCACGAAGGCTAGTCGCCAACTCCGATGCCGCCAAAGAACATCTTAATTTCAAACCCAAGCACGACCTAAAATCTATTTTGAGAACGGCATATAATTGGTATGAGCGACAAAGAAAATGAAGTGCAATTTGAACAGTATGCCCACTTTTTGTCTGGCAGCATTGAGCCAACAAACATTGAAGCGGCATCACGTTGGTTACTTTATGCCAAGTTCAACAAGATTGAAAAGCCACTGACACTACACATCAACTCAGAAGGTGGTAATCTGGGTGATGCGATAGGTCTGGCTGATCTAATGTTGGGTGTGGGTGTGCCTGTTCGTACACTAGCATACGGTAATTTGATGAGTGCTGCGTTTGTGATATTTGCTGCTGGTGAAAAAGGTTATCGTGCCGTAGGTAAAAACACTACGATCATGATTCACCAATTCAATGATGAAATGGGTGGCAAGTATCATGATATGCGGGCTTATGCCAAAGAGTGTGACAGGTATCATCACAAGATGGCAAAGATTCTTTCCGACTGTTCAAAACTGTCGGTCAAAGATGTGAAATCAAAGTTTCTACGACCAACTGATGTCTGGTTGACAGCAGAAGATTTGGTAGAATATGGTATAGCAGATATTATCTTTTAGGAGCAATAAATATGTTGTCTGGCGGTAAGAAATTTCAAAAGCCAAAGAAGACTAAATTCCACAAAAATCGTGAGCAGTATGAGAGTCAACAATTGAAGAATCAAAAGCATCATGACAAGTCTCTGTACCGCTTACTCAAGCAGGAAAAAGATTATGTCTTATAAAGAACAAATCAGAAAACGCATACGTGAACTTGAAGATAAGATTGCTGAAACCAATGTTGACAAAGTTCAATTGGAAAGTCTGCGTTCAGAACTAGCACGACTGAATATGCAGGAATTTGAAGAAGACCTGCGTACTGAAGGACAGCAACTACTCAAAGGATAAGTCAAGTCTTCTGTTCGTATAAATAAGCGAATAGGAGACTACTATGCCTTTAGACAAAATTACTGTTGATAGCATTGGTGCAAATGCTATCACAAACATTGGAATAGCCAACGGCACTATCGTAACGGTAGACCTTGGTGATCAGTCCGTCACTTCCCCAAAACTGGCTTCAAACTTAAACATCTCTCTTACTAGAGTTTTGGAAGAAGCAAACATTAATTCAATTTCGGTTGGGGGTAATGTCAACATTGATGTTGTCAATAGCACCGTGTTTTTCTTCAATGCGAACACAACTGCAAATGTGACATTTAATCTTCGTGCGAATACACAGAACACTTTTGATTCAGTGACAACAATAGGTGAAACCACTTCGGTAGCAATTGCTGTCAAGCACGGCACTGTGCGTCATGAAGCAAATCTTTCGATTGATGGTGTTAGACAAACATTATATTATGCTGGAAATACACGACCAGCAAATGTGTCAATTTCAAGTGCTGAAATTAATTTGTTTAGTTACTCAGTATTCAAGACCGCAGCAAACACATACACTGTAATTTCTGCAAATACTGTATTTGGTTTGGGATAAAATTTTGTGCCTATAATTACATCATTTGCTGCCGGTTCGACAAGAGGCTTAGGACAATTTAGAAGAGTTGTTTTTGGTGAGGCTGCTGCCGGTGCTACAGGTGACGCAAGCTTCAAATATGTTACTTTGCTTTTATCTGGTAATGGCACAAATAATGACAATAACAATGTGTTTCGAGATTCGTCAAATAATAATTTTACAGTAACTCGTAACGGCAATCCCACTCAAGGCACATTCTCACCATACGGTAACAATTGGTCAAATTACTTTGACGGTAGTGCAACTTATCTTTCAGTACCAACTAATTCAGCATTTGTTTTTGGTACCGGCGATTTTACTGTCGAAGCATGGGTGTATATGACCGCCACACCCGGAGGAACGGGTGGCCAAATTATTGGTATGCACAATAATGGTGTTACTGCACAGTGGATCATAATTGTTTATGAAGGTTCGACAATCTTTTATACTCAAATTCCAGGAACAGGATCGGTATCTAGAATAGATGTGGCGGCTATTCCACTGAACACTTGGACACATCTTGCTATGACTAGAAGTGGCACAACAATGAGGGGTTTTGTAAATGGCTTTCTAGTTGGCTCGACTTCTAATAGCTTAAATCTTACTGACCCAAGTGTACCTGTAACAATTGGTGCAGACAACGATGGTTCAGATTGTAGGTTTACAGGATATATTTCAAATGTTCGTGTTGTAAAAGGAACCGCATTATACACCGCAAGTTTTACACCATCTTCTTCTCCATTGACTGCTGTTTCTGGTACTTCACTTCTTACTTGTCACTTACCTTACCTTAAAGATAGTAGCACAAACAACTTTGCGGTGACTAGAAATGGTAATGTAAGTGTGGTAAAATTCTCACAATTTACATCTAATACAGCGTATAGTGCAAATACGATTGGTGGTAGTGTGTATATGGATGGAACTGGAGATTATTTACAAACTCCAGCAAGTACCGCTTATGTGAATAATGGCTCTACAAACCTTACAATTGAGGCTTGGGTATACTGCACCTCGGCGGGTTATTGGTATTTACATGATCAGGGAAGTGGTAATGCGGCGGCGATTGCTATAAATTTTAGCGCAACGGGTGGTTACATATATTGGTATTCTCCAGCATTTGGATATCTTACATCAACTCCAAGTAATTTAAATTTGCCAATTAATTCATGGATTCATTTAGCTTTTGTTAGAAATGGTTCAAGTACCGCTGTTTATGTTAATGGTGTGTCTGTTCAAACCGGCACCAATTCAGCAGCATATGGTATCAATGGAACATTCGATATTGGTCGTTATGCTGGCGGTGCTGGTTATAATTTTCCAGGATATATTTGCGATTTTAGATACGTCAATGGAACAGCAGTATATACCTCAAATTTTACTCCGCCAACTGCACCACTTACTAATATAAACAATACATCTTTGCTCTATAATTTCACCAATGCTGGCATTGCTGACAGTGCAATGATGAACGATTTGGAGACTGTGGGTGATGCTAAAATTAGCACTAGCGTCAGCAAATTCGGTGGTAGTTCGATGGCGTTTGATGGTACGGGTGATTACGTGTTGTCGAATATGGCAACGACGGATTTATACGCATTTGGTAGGGGTGATTTCACCATTGAAATGTGGGTTTATTTTGTTGCGCTTCCATCAAGTGGTGACTTTGATAATTTAATTGATTTTAGGCCAAACGGTGTAAACGGTTTATATCCAACAATATATGTAGATGGAACAGCAAAAACACTTCGTTACTTGACAGACTCGGCAGACAAAATAACTGGAAGCACAACAATATCTACTTCTACTTGGTATCACGTTGCTGTGACGAGAAGTGGAACTAGTACAAAAATGTTTTTAAACGGAACACAAGAAGGGTCAACGTACACCGATTCAAACGTATATATAAACGCCACTCAAAGACCAATAATTGCTGCTAATGGTTATTTGAATGGTGGTGGCGGGTTGTTAAACGGCTACATCGATGACCTACGCATCACCAAAGGTGTAGCACGTTACACAGCTAACTTTACACCACCAACTGCCGCACTTCCCACTTCTGGTGCTGTCAGCAGCACAGTGCCATCTTTTGTCGAATATCTTGTTGTTGCCGGAGGCGCTGGCGGTGGTGGTGGAAGCAGCATAGGTGGTTATACTGGCGGTGGCGGTGGTGGTGCTGGTGGAATGAGAATGGGTTATATCGATATAGTTTCTGGTATATCCTATAATGTAACTGTTGGTGCTGGAGGCTCTGCTGGTGGTACCGCTTCAGTTGGTTCGAATGGCACTAACTCAGTTTTCGGAACAGTTTCTTCTAGAGGCGGAGGTAGAGGTAGTAATGGAGCCGGTATAGCGTATGACCCCTCTGGCGGCGGTGGCGGTGGTGCTGGAGGTTCGGGTGGTGGTTCAGGCTATCGTTTCACAGTTGGTGGTGCGGCAGCAACCGGTCAGGGCAACACTGGAGGTTTTGCGGGACCTGGTGAACAGGGCTCTGGTGGTGGTGGGGGTGCCGGTGCTGTTGGTGGAAATGGTTCAAATTCTCCCACATGCTACACTGGTGGTAATGGTGGTAATGGTCTAGCATCATCAATAACTGGAACACCTGTGACCTATGCTGGTGGTGGTGGTGCCGGTGGACTTGGTGATGGTGGTTATAATGGTAGAGGCGGCACTGGTGGAACTGGTGGAGGTGGAACTGGTGCGGGAAATAATGGTGTATATACAACACCAGGGGGCAATGCAACTGCTGGCACGACTAATTTAGGTGGCGGTGGTGGTGGTGGCGCAAGAAATGTTCCGGGTAATCCTGCTGCTCTTGGTGCTGCTGGTGGTTCTGGTGTGGTCGTTATTCGTTATGCAGACAGTTTTGCAGCAGCAGCATCAACAACCGGTTCTCCAGAAGCGACAACAGCGGATGGATTTAGAATCTATAGATGGACTGGTTCTGGTTCAATTACGTTTTAAAATACAATAAAAAAATTTAGTAACGCAAGTATTATAAGTATATGAGCAATATCACAGAATTAGGAAGAAAAAAATGCCAATATTAGCGTCATTAGGTGCTGGATCAATCGGTGCATATAGATTGTTTAGACAAGTTGCCGCCGTTCCAATAATTGCAGATGGTATTGATTTTGACGGTACAAATGATTATCTGTCTAGAGCATCTGACTTTACCGGTAATGCTGATGGTAAAACATTTACGTTCAGTGCATGGGTTTGGATTAATGTTTCAACCGCTGGTAGTGGACCGTATGAGATATATAGCGTTAACAACAACAAATTTTACGTAAACTATTCTGGATCAGACATTTACCTTCAAGCACAGGATTCTTCTGGTAACTGGGTATTGCAATCAAGTGCTATTGGCGTTTTGGTTGACAAAACTTGGAATCATATAATATATTCTGTAAATCTAGACAACTCTGCACAGCGTTATTTGTTTGTCAATGATATCAATAGAACATCAAGCGTAACTTGGTCGACTTATAATGGTACTCCAATTGATTTTACTCAGTCAGTTCATACTGTTGCGTCAGATACCGATTCGACTAAAAAGGTAAATGGCCGTCTTGCTCATGTTTATCTTGATTACACTTATCGTGATTTAAGTGTTTCTGCTAATCGACGTTTGTTTATCACGGCGGATTTGAAAACAGCGACTGGTCAAGAATCACTCAATCCGATAATGTATCTGAAACTGAACGATACAACAAATCCAGGAAAAAATTCAGGCACAGGTGGTGACTTTACTTTGACGGGAACTGTGGCAAGATCAGGCAGAGGACCTAATCAATATAATTCACCTTATGTGGATTTGGATGGCTCTACTCAATACCTGAATACTGGTAGTGGTCTTACCGGCGCCTCCAATGGTAAACAATTTACGATTTCTTTTTGTATAAACCTTGATGTGGGATATACGTATGCTTCACCTTTTTATATAGGAACAGCAGGTGGTCCAGCATCAGAATATAGATTCTATGTGTTTTTCAACGAAAATGCTGGAAACATAATTCAAATTCACGCATTCAATTCCTCTGGTTCACCTTCAGGTTACATATTAAATGCCTCTTCTTCCGCCGGTGCGTTGACTATAACTGGTAAAAATTTGATTGTTACTGCATCAATGGATATGTCCTCAACATCCTTGAGAAAAATTTACATCAATGGTGAAGATAAAACTTCCTTATTTACTTTTAGCACTTACACTAATGAAAATATACAGTTCAGTTCATCATATGTGTCAGTTGCTAGTATTGCTGGTAGTTATCTAATCAATGGACGTTTTGGATCATTACTTTTTCATACAAGTTATGTTGATTTGTCAGTACCGTCTAATCTTGCCAAGTTCGTTACTGGTACAGGAATAAATGCAAAACCAGCCGATCCTGGTGCTGATGGTTCTTTGCCATTTGGTGTGCAACCTTTGGTATATTTTCCAATGTTTGGTAGAAATCCTGGAAAAAATTATGGTTCTGGTGGAGATTTTTCTGTTAATAGTGGACCTTATACTGGCGCAAGGGGACCCAACGAATTTTTTGGTAGTTGGGCTAATTTTGATGGTGCTACCGGTTACCTTTCCAGAGGTGCATTGTCTGGTGTAGCAAATACAACTGGGTTTACTGCATCTATATGGACCAGAGTCGTTGATAATAGTGCTTATAGAGTTCTTACAGAAGGTCCTGTGTGTATTCGCCGTGACACATCTAATGGATTAGAGATTTTTGATCAGGGAGGAAGGTTTTATTGTTTGGTTGCTAGTGGTGATGTTACCGCAAACACAAATCATCACATACTGATAAGCATTGATAACACATCTCCTTCTAAACGACACGTTTACGTAAATGGAAATCCAGTTTCCAATACTTTTACACAATATTCAAGTGGCGTCATCAATATGCTCTATGGCTCATCTTTGATAGGTAATGGCTCACACTTGATGAGAGGAAGAATTGGTGAATATTATTTTGCTGAGGGATACACTGACCTCAGTCAAGAATCTAATCGTCTAAAGTTTCGTGATGCTTTTGGTAATCCAGTCGATCTGGGTTCCGATGGTTCTAATCCAACGGGTAGCAAACCTGCTGTGTATATGCGATTTGATCCCGATTCACAAGGCACAAATTTAGGTTTTGGTGGTAATTACAGCAAAACAGGCACCATTGTTGATGGTGGAAGTTTTACCTAATATTTTAAAAAACACATTTGACTTCTTACACAAAGAAAGATACAATACATTATGCTTAACGCCGCTTATCATTTTGCTTGTCCAATTTATTATGCCGATCATCCAGAGTTTTTGAAATCGGTGATACAAGTTTCCGAAGAAGAACTGGCAAAAGTACACAAAGAAAAAAAAGTCGATGACATATATCCTGTGATGATGACAGGTAATTATTATGAAGATCCAAGAATTAAAGATTTTGTACAGTTTGTCGGTCGAACATCTTGGGACATATTAGACAATCAAGGTTACAACATGCAAAATCTTGATGTTATGTTTAATGAAATGTGGACACAAGAACACTATAAACATTCATTGATGGAACAACACGTACATGGATATGGCTCTCAAATCGTTGGCTTTTATTTTCTAAAAGTTCCAGACAAATCTTCAAGAGTAGTATTTCATGATCCAAGACCTGGTAAAGTTCAACTTGATCTTTACGAAAAAGATACATCAATGGCTACCATTGCAAGTCAGATGATAAACTTTGAACCCAAGCCCGGTCTTTTGATTCTCACAAACTCCTGGCTTGCTCATTCATTTACTCGACATGCATCAAATCAACCTATAAAGTTTGTACACTTCAATTTGACGGTTGTGCAAGCACAACAAAATTTTGCAATGAAACCAGCAGACGATATCATATGAACAAATACCGAATTCGTTTCAACAAAAGCAGAGGTCAACCCGGTCGTGGTACTTCAGATCATGTGTGGCGTGTATTCGAAGGTGAGAAAGAATATTTGTTCAAACATCTAAACATTACCGTTCCAGTTCAAAGTGAAAAAGAAGAACACTCCGAGGATTGGAATATTGTCTGTAATGGTTATTTGTCAATTGATCGACAGAATTCAACTGCCATTATTACAGAAAAAGCAACAAATTAGTGTTGTAAAAATACAACACACTTGACAGAGGGTAGAGTCTCTGGTATAATGTATGTACTATGAAAACTCTGCCTTCAGTTGGTTCGACAGTCACCGTAGATTGTCAGTTCATTACTAAATCGACAACTTTTACAGGTGTCGTTATCAAACCCTATCGTTGGCTAGATGCTAACGAATTCTGTTTACAAACTGGCAACAAAGACTTTCCAATATCTGTTATCAATCTGGCAAGTGTTGTCAATCTGAAAATACTTAACGGTTCGACAACAAGTATACGCAAGTTCAAAGTCGCCGGTTCAAAAGGCGAGTATCTGGTAACATTGTCAAATGAGCATTTTTCTTGCTCCTGCATTGGTTACAAATATCACAACAAATGTAAACATATCACAAAGGTAAAAGAGAAAATTATCCCTTGACAGATGGCTCAACCCTTGATATAATGGTATTGTTATGATGATCAGAATATATTCCAGTTCGAAGAAAAAGAAGTTGACGAAGAAGCAATTGCAAGAACAGCAAGACTTCATTTCGTCAATCAATAAGATTCCACTGCCTTCTGGTGGTCGGTTTCCTGCCGCTGCGCCCAAGAAAGTAAAAGACAAGCCACTGATGCCGAGTCGTGTGGTGCGTAGCACAAAGCATATTCCAAGTCTTCCAGACACTCACAAAGGTGCTTTGACAAAGACTGGCATTATGAAAGATTACCACAAACTCTCATCTTCTGACCGTGAGATTGTGGCAGATGTTGCGTCCTGTACGGCGCCGATGCACAAGGGTAACTATGTCTATGTTACTCCTGGTATCAATCCGGCAGGTCTAGGTCGGAAAAACGAGGTATTGTAATGCTTGACAATTCAGTCAACCTTTGCTATACTATCATTTCTACTGTTGAAAACGGAGGTCTATATTATGGCTCGCATTAAATCTGGTAACCCAATTCGTAAAGAGCGCCTTCTTCAGGTTCTCACGAACGGTGGTTTGATTACAAAACGTCAAATTGAATTGACAATGAAATATCAGGCAATGTATCGCATTCCAACTGAGTTGTGGAAACTCAAAAAAATGGGTGCGATTGTGAAGTCACACAAAGATGGTCGTACAGTTGTCGGCTATGAGTTACTCAATGTCGATGAAATGAAAAAACTGTTGGCTAGTCTTGGCTTTGATACTTTGCCTCTTGTTTCAGATGAAAATGATGTTAAGGCTTTGTCTGATCTGAAAGCAAAGCCTGCTAAGGCTAAAGCAGCAAATCCTGCTAAGGTCGATGTACCTGTGATTGAAGATGAAGTAACCGAAATCACCGAATAATCAGTTTCGGGGTGGTAGCCGTCAGCGGTGTAATAGGCTTATCATTAAACAACAATGAATGTCGGGATGACATCCACGTGCCCCTTCTTTTATGAGGTGAAAATGTCGAAGTTCAAAGCATGGCTTGTTGACAAGTATTTACAACTTGAGCAACAGGCCGTCGAAGCAATTACTACAGCAAATTTTTATGGTAATCTTTTCACTGAACGCCAAAAGTTTTATATCGTTGCCTTCTTCATGGCTCTTATGGCTTTGGCTGGGGCTTACGGCGCTGTTCAGTTTATTGGTTTGGTTTATATCATGAGTAAGATGACACCGGAGGACAAAGATGATGAAAAGTAAGTTGATTTTTATGGTGCCGTTATTTCTTTTGACGGCTTGTGGCACAACCGTTCGTGATCCCGTGGTCAATCCACGAAGCTTGAACGATCAAGAATTGTTGCGTGAAAAAATTGTTCGTGTTGAACAATTAGAACGTGAAATGGAAAAGCGTGAATCTGAGATGAAATATCAACATCTCAAAGAACTCACACAGGTTCAAATACAACAACGTAATCGTCCTGCTGAAGGTCATGTAAGTTGTAAATTTTTCTGCTTCTAATGAATATCTTCTATCTTGATCACGATCCGAAAACATGCGCTGAATACCACTGCGACAAGCACGTGGTAAAGATGATTATTGAGTACGCACAATTATTGTCAACGGCGCATCGGATCTGTGACGGTCAAGAATATTATGATTTGACCGTGAATAATCGCAAGATTAAACGCTGGCGTTTGCCCGATGATCGTGAACAACGATTGATGAAAGCATCACATGTTAATCATCCATCGAACGTTTGGGCTAGAGCAAATCATTTGAACTACAAATGGCTTTATGAAATGTGGTGTCATTTGCTTGACGAATACACATACCGTTATGGTAAAATTCATGCGTGTGCAAGATTGAGAGATGATTTGGCAAAGTTGCCAGAAAAAATTCCTGTTGGTCTGTGTGAAACAGAACCAACACCAGCTATGCCTGATGATTGTAAAATAATGAATGATTCTCTTGCATCATATCATAAATATTACAATGAGAAGAAAACACACTTTGCACGTTGGACAAAACGTCCTAAGCCAGAGTGGTACTTGACTATATAAGATTAATGCCAACATACGATTTTTTAAATACTGAAACAGGTGAAACTTTTGAGAAATTCATAAGCCTTTCTGGCAAAGACGAATATCTCAAAGAAAATCCACACATTCAACAAGTTCATCTTGGCGCCATGTCAATTGTCAGTGGCGTATCAATTACTGGTAAAGTACCAGACGGTTTCAAAGAAGTTTTAGCAAAAGTTTCCGAGAATCATAAACAATCTTCCGTGGCCAATAAGCACGGTAAAAAATCCATCAGAGAATCACAAACACAAAGAATTGTAGATAAGCATCTAGGAAAATTTGGGCAGTAATTGTATCATGCTAACCTGTAGTCGTATATAAGGAACACTTATGGCAAGGAGAGCAGCACTAAAGCAAGTTTACAGCAGTGAAGAAGTAAATGATTATTCAAAGCCATCCAATCGATTGAAGTTACGATTGGATGATATGAAAACCTTTCAACCCTTAACTGAAAACCAAAAAATATTTTTTGATGCATATAAGAGGCAAGATTACTTTATAGCGTTACATGGTGTTGCTGGAACAGGTAAAACTTTTTCAGCACTATACAAAGCAATTGAAGAGGTGTTAGATAGGAGCAACACCTTTGAAAAAATTATTGTTGTTCGTTCCGCAGTACAATCTAGAGAAATCGGTCATCTACCAGGAAGTGTAGATGAGAAGATGGAAATCTATCAACAACCATATCGTCAAATATGCGAAACACTTTTTGGTCGCAAAGATGCATGGGATAGACTCGAAGAGCAAGGTCATATTGAATTCATTTCAACATCATTCATTCGTGGTATGTCATTTGATGATGCCATTATCATTGTTGATGAAATGCAGAATATGACGTTTGAAGAAATAGATACCGTAATGACACGTGTGGGTCATCGATCAAAGATTATTTGGTGTGGTGATTACAGACAGACTGACTTGAACAAAAAGAAAAACGATGTATCTGGTTTATTGAAGTTTTTTGATATTGCATACCATATGGATGCTTTTACAAGAATTGAATTTACACCAGATGACATTGTTCGTTCAAGCCTAGTTAAGGATTACATTTTGGCCAAATTGAAGTTTGAGGATATTTCAGAAAAAACATAACAATGCGAACATTTGATCATGTAAAGTTACCGCAACTACAATTTGACCTAAAAGCAGAAACTACTGATAGTGGTAGACTCTATACTACGCCTGAAGGCAACAAGTATAAGTCTATCACTACGGTACTTTCCAATTACGGCAAGAAAGCCCTTTTTGAATGGCGACAGGCTGTAGGTGAAGAGAGAGCAAACGAGATATCACGCAAGGCATCAAACCGTGGTACAAAGGTACATAAGATTTGTGAAGATTATATCAACAACGAAATAAACGATTTCAGAATGCAGATGTTGATGCCTGATCTGAAAGAATTGTTTTTCAAAATCAAGCCAATCATTGATGAGAACGTTGGTAAAGTTTATTCACAAGAGCAAGCACTGTATTCCGATAAACTTAGAATTGCTGGTCGTGTAGACTTGATTGCTGAATGGAATGGTAAGTTGTCAGTCATTGATTTCAAGACATCCACAAAACAGAAAGATGAAGATTACATTCAGAACTACTTTATGCAGTGTACAGCATATGCACTGATGTTTGCTGAACGAACTGGTATTTGGATTGATGACATTGTGGTACTGATTGCTACCGAAGAAGGACCAGCGCAGGTATTCGAAAAACAGATTCACGATTACCGGCAACCGTTGATTGAAATGATTGATAAATATGCTTGACATGTCGGAGGCACTATGCTATCATTCAAACAACATACACAATTAGATGAAGGCAATCCATTAGCAAGATTGGCTAAACATGCGGAAGAAGGTCGCCATTATGCGATTCTTTCATCACAGCGACCTCATGATGAAGTGTCGCCGGAACAAAACAAAAAGAATCACGAAGAACTGAAAAAGAAACTGACTGCACAAGGCTACACTCACAAAGATGTTGAAGGTCATTGGGAAGGTGGTAAAGAGAAGTCTATTTTGGTACATGCAAAGGGAAAAGGAGATGAACACGGCAAACAGTTGCTCCATGATATCAAGAAACATGGAGAACATTATAATCAAGACTCAATCTTACATCATGATGGAAAAACAGCGACCTTACACGGAACAAACAAAACAGGATTCCCAGGTCACGGCAAGACAGAGAATGTAGGCAAGATGGCTTTCAATAAGCCACATGCACCATTTCAAACAGAAACAAAACCAAAGTCTGATAAGCCGTTGAAGCCAGGAAGAACGAGCAAAGGTTCAGCAAGATTTACAACGGTGTGATATGCAAATTACTGAAAAAGAATACGATAAAAAACTTGATGCGTACTTGAGAGAACAAGGACCAAATCCAGGCACAACATTTTTTGGTTCTTGGGGTTGGTATGCTATGAAGAAAAATGAATTTCATAAACAAATGCAACAAGAAGGATTCATTGTAGTATCAGACTAATGTTTTACGCATTAATTGTAACGGTCATCATTTCAGGTTCAGTTACAGAATCACAATGGAAAACATTTGAGAATTTTGAACAGTGCCAAGAAGTGGCAAGTACGATTGTGCGACACAGAGATTATATCGTGGCACGTTGTGTGCCAGTTGAAAGAATTGTTGTAACTCCTTCAAAGTGAAGGCATTCTGGACGGCGGTTCGACTCCGCCCTAGTCCACCAGAAGTGTTGTTTAGGGTGATATGTAAAAGTTTAACAAGACTCTGAGGATTGGAATTCCCGACCTGTGAACAGCAGGACATTTCTGATGGGCTAGACCTGGTTTCGACAGGGTGAGATAGTGGAGAAGGCAACACAGTAGGCGATGACTGTAAATCAAGCAAATAAATTATCTGCAAACGATAATTACTACGCAATGGCTGCTTAAATAGCCTTGCTGGGGTTTAAGTGGGTTGTACCTTATTACCAAAACAACCCACATCAAATTCAGAGATACATTATGCGTGTTTACATTGGTCCTTATACAAACTGGTTTGGTCCTTATCAATTAGCAGAACTGCTTTGCTTTTGGGTAAAAAAAGTACCTGATGAGTATGGATTCAAACGACATCCTGATTGGGTTCATGACTTTGGTACATGGTTGGCCGAAGATAAGAATGGTAATGATTCTTGGCTAACTAAGTTTTGTCAGTGGATAGAAAGTCACAAAGAACGCAAAATCAAAGTGCGTATTGACAAGTACGATACTTGGTCAATGGATCACACATTAGCAAATATTATTTTGCCGATGCTCAAACAACTTCAAGCAACAAAACATGGTTCACCTATGGTTGATCTTGAAGATGTGCCAGAAGAACTACGTATCGTTGGTTATGAAAATGATTCATCACAATTCAGTTTTAAGTTTGAAGGTGATGAACAATATGAAAAAGAATCTTGGGATATCACACATCGTCGTTGGGAATGGGTGTTGAATGAAATGATTTTTGCCTTTGAACATCTGCTTGATGACTCATGGGAAGAAGCATATCGTTCTGGTCATATCGATATGCAGTTTGTGCCATGTGAAGATAATCCCAAATTGTCACAAATGGTAAATGGTCCCAATCACACATATGAATGTGACTATGATGGTATGAACAAAGTTTATGATCGCATGGATAACGGTTTTCGTTTGTTTGGCAAATACTACCGTGGCCTTTGGGATTAAAATAACTAAATAAGTGTACTGGCATTACACACAACCCGCCAGTAAACACACAACACACAGGAGTAATTATGAGTAATCTTACACCGTTCGAGATTCGTCTTGAACTTCTAAAAATGGCAAGAGATATGCTTACCGAAGAGTATTATGGTAAGCGTGATCAACTTAGCCACGACTGGCAAGTAAAGGTGGAGTCCGCTAAACTAAACGGACAAGCAATACCTGACCATCCAGCACTTCCACCATATCCCTCAGAAAGCGAAATCATTGCCAAGGCACAAGCCTTGAATGGATTCGTTTCAAATATTTCAGCAGAAAAAACACAAAGCAAAAAAACTGCCTGACGGGAACGGGTGTGCTTCGGCACATCTCTAACTAAAAAGGAGAAATATGCGTTACATCACACTATTACTTTGTAGTATCTTTGCAGCATTTGTTGTATATGTTGGTCATGCAGCAGCACAAATCAGTATACCAGTTCAGCCGAAAGTTCAACTGGAAGATTTATCACCACAAGCAAGATCGGAAGTTGAATGTCTTGCACAGAACATGTATTTTGAAGCAGGACTAGAACCAAGACTTGGGCAAATTGCCGTAGCATTTGTTACACACAATCGAATGCAATCAGGTGTATTTCCTGACACATATTGTGGTGTAGTCAAACAAAAAGTTGGCACCGTTTGTCAATTCTCATGGGTATGTGAAAATCGTCCTAAGGATATGATGAGAAAAGGACTCTTGACATTAGAGAGTAATTCGTTGTATAATAGTGTAACTGAACTAGCATTGGCGTTCTATCTTTATACTGAAAAGTTCAAAGATCCAACAAGAGGTGCATTGTTCTTTCATGCAGACTATGTAAAACCTGGTTGGAATAATATGAGGTACACTGCTCAAATCGGCAGACATTTATTCTACAATAAGGCAAAGAAGAGTTCATGAGTATTTTATCAAGCAAAAAGGAGAAGATGATGGAGAAGGGATTGAGTAGTATAACCACAGTTTCGGTTACTTTGGTTCTACTTTCAATCGTTGCTGCGATATGTCTTTATGGTTTGAATGACCGTAAACTAATGGCAGCAAATATTGAAAACGCTATTGCAAAAGGTATTGACCCATTGACTGTACGGTGTTCATATGCCAAGAGTGATGATATTGTTTGTATTGCACACGCTGCTAATCGTAAATAAACGGAGATTATATTATGGATTTTGATAATGACAACCACACATTCATGTTTCGCTTTCATTCTGCTGAAGGTGAAAGAGACTTAGAAATGAATTGCAATGCCTTGTATCTTGGTGACATCTTTGATAGATTCCGTGATTTTTTACAAGGCTGTGGTTATCAAATTGATGGTATGATTGATGTTGTGCCATTCGAAAAAGAAGAGAGTCCAGTTACTCTTGGTGAACAATCAGAATATGATTTCAGTAACATACCAAATAACAACTGGCTATTCAGTGGCACAACGAATGATACAATACCAGATCAGACTACTCAACAATTTCAATCGTGGTCGGCAGAACTACCAAGCAGCACTGGTAGCAAAATAAAAGTTAATTTCTGATGCCAACCAAAGATGAAATGCTCAAGTTCTCTTTACAGATAGAGAGACTGGTGGCCAACACAGATTACACATATCTTGAGGCCATCACTGAACACTGTAAAGAGACTGGATTAGAATTGGAAGTTGCTGCTTCACTCATCACACCAAATCTAAAGTCAAAGATTCATGAGCAAGCAGAACGTTTAAATATGTTAAAAGTGAAAGGTAATCGTTTACCGATATGACGGGCTATGAAGCATTCTGTTTATACACTTCTCTCAAACTACACTTTAATTCAGATTCTTACGATTACTTTAAGTATCACGGTAAAGTAAGCACAAGCATTGAAGCATTTGAGAATCGAAAAGATAAATGGCACTTTTACAAACTAAGTCGGAGATTCGCAAATGTTGATATATGCCGTGATTTTCTTGTTGCTAATTTGGTTCATAACCAGGATGTCTGGGTAGGGCATCTTCTCACCAATGAATCTGATGAGGAGTATCGCAAACGACAAAAGATTATTCAGTCTTTGACGTATACCTTTACGAATGAGATTGAATCATTAATGAGTCATGGCAAGCCAAATGACTTGTTTATGTCGCACGATGGTGAATATCCAGAACTATTGATCAAGTTGCTACATGAGGAAATCTCACTTGAGACTGTGTGCATACTGAACAAAGTGCTTGAGTTTCTACCATCGTGGGATCGAAAGATTGGTGACACGATTCATTATCCAAACGTCAGTAAAAAAATAAAGAAATACACACCATTCATACCATTCGAACCAACAAAATACAAACTCATACTCAAAAAGGAATACGATGCGAATACAAAAAATATATCTTGATATGGATGGTGTTCTTTCTGATTTTGGTAAAAGATACAAAGAACTTTTTCAACAAAAAGCATCAAGCAGCCGTGAACGTGGTGAAAAACATGATGATAATTGGAATCGTTTTGTAGACGGCAAAAATTTTGAAACACTTGAATGGTATCCTGGTGGTAAAGAATTAATGAAGTACATTATCTCACTGGATATACCTGTAGAGATACTTTCTTCTTCTGGTGGTCGTATGCATCACGAAGAAGTAAAGCGGCAGAAAAAGGTTTGGTTGAAAAATTATAACATTGATTTTAAAGCCAATATCGTACCTGGTCGTCATTTGAAAGCAGACTACGCCAAATCCGACATTGTAATTATTGATGATACCCAAGATGTCATTGATGATTTTAATATGGCAGGTGGCATAGGCATTCTTCACAAAGACACGGCGAAAACGATAAAAATCGTGCAATCTGTTCTTGACGACACATATATATCAGTATATAATGAATCACGTGGACAAGACGCACATACTTTTTAATAAACTAACTTATACGAGGTAACAATATGGCAGATTTTTCTTCTCTTAAACGCAATCGCAATTCGTTCGACAAACTCACCAAAGCGATTGAATCAATTAACACTCCAGCAGAAGGTTCTAAAGACGATGATCGTTTTTGGCAACCAGAAACAGACAAAGCTGGCAACGGTATGGCAGTGATTCGTTTTCTGCCAGCACCAGCAGTAGATGGTGATGATGCACTTCCTTGGGTTCGTGTTTTCAATCACGGCTTTCAAGGTCCGGGTGGCTGGTATATCGAAAACTCTTTGACTACTTTGAATCAGAAAGACCCAGTATCAGAGTATAACTCTGTGTTGTGGAACTCTGGTATCGAAGCAAATAAAGAAATCGCACGTAAGCAGAAGCGCCGTCTTACATACATTTCAAATGTGCTGATCGTTTCTGATCCTAAGAATCCAGAGAACGAAGGTCAAATCAAACTGTACAAGTTTGGTAAGAAAATTTTCGACAAACTGACTGAAGCAATGAATCCTCAGTTTGAAGATGAGAAAGCAATTAATCCATTTGACTTCTGGGATGGTGCTAATTTCAAAATCAAGATTCGTCAAGTTGAAGGTTATCGCAACTATGACAAGTCTGAGTTTGAATCTCCTTCAGCATTGTTTGATGGTGATGATGCTAAACTTGAAGCACTGTGGAAAAAAGAATATTCACTCAAAGAGTTTCTTGATCCCAAAAACTTTAAGTCATATGATGTGTTGAAAGCAAAACTTGATAAGGTTCTTGGTCTTGATGGTACTGCACCAGTTTCTAAGACAAAGGCTGAAGAGTTTACACCACGTTCTTCACCAGACATTGAAGATGAAGAACTAGATTATTTCAAGTCTCTAGCAGAAGATTAATCCTCCACTAATCGACTGCGACGGCACCTTCGGGTGCCGTTTTTTTATGTTGCGTGAAGAATTTTTTCTTCAGAGATAATTGTAGTGTTGTTTGTGATGCCTGCGTTTATAACTTTCGGCTTTTGTGGTTTTGATTGTTGACGCTGTTCCATTGCAATTTCATTCGATGATTTTCCTATGTTAGCACCTTCAACGACTTTACCTGTTGCAACGTCAATTGCATTTCCTAATTTATCGGGAACTTCTGCATCATCTGGCGTTGCTGGTGCGCCCGCTATAGTGACATGCCAATCTTCACCTTTGACATTACGAATCAGACCGAACTTTTCTAACCAACCCTTTGACTTGTCTCTTGGCCCAGCAAGTTCGTTCAGACCAGCTGACCCTATACTATTAATATCAATACCCAAGCCTTTCATGTGAACACTACCAGCACCTTGCCCTAAAGGCGCCATTGGTTGTGCTACTTTACCGCTAGGCTTACCATTGTTCTTCGCTAAGTCAGCATCATATAATTGTTTTTGTTTTTCATTTGAACGATAACCAGAAGTGATCGTCAGCATTTTGCCAGTTTCTTGTTTAAATGCTGATGCCATCAATTCAATACGGCGCTGAAACTCAGGGTTAAATTTTGAAGTATCTACGCCAGGATCTGCTTTCTTTGTAATGTTGTCTAAACTACCCGTTGGCTTAGTTAGTGGTTGTCCAGAAGGCACATCACTTGGGCTACCTTTAATTGGTGTTGCTAATGGTGCGCCAGAAGGTGCTGCTTCTTTTGGTGCAAATATTGATTTATCAGATACTCTTTTTGTTGGTGTTATTGCTGGCGGTGGAGTAGGTGCTTCTCTTACCGCACGACCTTCTGCTTTTTCTTGTTCATATTGTTTCTTGTTTTCAAGATATTCTTTAAGAGAAATGATTCTACCCTTGAGCAAAGAAATATCTTCATCAAGTGCTTTGATTGTTTCTACAGCATTGGCATAAGGATCTTCTTCAAGTGCTTTTCTTCTTTCTTCTTTGACACCTTTTGTTTCTACACCAAGTCCTTTGTCGAGTGAACGACCAAAAGACATGAGTTTTTCTTTTACCCAATCAGCAACACCACCAATAAAGTAACCTATACGTTCCGTTACTGGTTTAATAAAAGTACCGACACGTTCTAAAACTTTGGTAGCATCATCTTTTGTAATGAGTCCAAAAGAGAGAAACTCAATGAATGTAGACATCTCATCTGTTATGATTTCTGCAAAATTGAACGATGAGAAAAATCCGGCGATTGAAGAATAGAGAGATTCTAATGCTGAACCTATAACACCTTCAACACCACCATACATTTCTAAAACATCAAGTACCAAATCTTTGTTGAAGATGAAAACTGTAAACAAAAGAGTTGCCGCAGTAATTAGTGGCTTGAAGATTATCTCAAGCAATGATCTGCGTTTCTTTTCTTTCTTTTGCCTTTTTTCTTTTGGTTCTTTTAGTTTTACTTGTGTGAAACGATCTTTCAGTGGCGCAAGTTTACTCAACAGGCTCTCTTTTGCTGGCTTTTCACCAGTCTCATTTGTAAGAAATTTGCTAAAGCCTTTTGCTACCAACTTCAAGTCTCTTCCCATTCTAGGAAGAAGCAACATGTTCTTAGCAATTATTTTGAGTGAAGCAACACCAAGCAAAGTATTTTTTCTCTGCTCTTCTTTTTCTTTATCCTGTTTTGATAAACCAAACAGTTTGTTTGAAATCGATTTACCTAATATTTCTCTTATCATGCTACTCTTGCTGTTGCTAATTCGTTAGAGTCACTCTTTCTTGGTGCTATTGTACGGGTATCATATCCTTTTGTGTTGTTTATTTGTGAAACATTAATCACATCAACATCTTTTGGTTTTAGTTGCTCTCTTTGGCCTTGTGATACCTCTTTGCTTGTTGCTGACAATTCGACGCCACTAAAGTCGGACGAGTATTTGTCAACCTTTGCTAGAATCTCCGCACCAATACCTTTATCTAGGTTGAGAGACTTACCACCAATTGCTTGTGTGATAGCACGATTGGCTTCTGATTGAGAAGTGAATGAATTGACTTTGCTGCCCGCTGCTTTAAGTATAAATTGTGCTGTTACCTTTGCTGCTACAACAGGATCAAGTAATTGTGTTGGGTTACTTACTAAGTCTACACCAGCAAGCTTGCCATACAAAGCATAGTTGTTTTTACCTGTTAGTTGAATAAAACCACGACCGATGTATTTGAAACCATCACCTTCGGCGGTATTGCCCATACCTTTACCGATTGTAGTTTTACTTCCATATATGACTTCAGCGAACTTGTATGGATCTTTTTTGATTTCATGTAATTCAGCGTCAGAGAAATTTTTAACTCTGGTTGTAAACACCTGACGAATTCTATCGTTGCTTGTGTTCTTATATGCTAAGATATTTTCTTCAAAATTCTTAAAGCCCGTTTCTTTTTGTACGTTGGCTAATGTTGCAATGATCGCAAACTTGTTTGTTATACCAACGTTCTGTAATTCTTTAACGATAATTTTTACTAGTTCATCACGACCTGAGACCTTCGTTGGTGCTTCTGATGGTACTTTACCTGGCGCAGAAGGCTTTGGAGCATGTGCTTCTTTTTTGGCTTGTTGCTCACGTTGAATCGCATCAGCCAACCCTTTTTCCGATGTACGTAACTCTTCTCTTTTCTCTTGAAGTTTTTTTGTTGTCTCTGATGGCTTACCCATTGACTGTTCTTCTAATACGGCAACTTCGTCAATTAGCCGATCACGTTCTTCCGTTTTCATTAGAATGATTTCACGGGCTTTAGCTAGATTCTCTGCTACTTGTTTTTGTCTCTCTGCTTCTGCTTTTGCCGCTTCTTCGGCTGCTTTCTGTTGATCTATGATTGCGCCAAGTTCTTTTTCACTCAGAGGCTTTTCTTTGAGTGGATTCATCTCCATCATTTTGTCAATGGCATTATTTACAAACGTGAAGATGTAATCCGAAGTATCATTGATAAAGTTCGATAATTTTTCGGGAAAGTTTTTTACAAAGTTTACAGTACCATCGATTACTTTTTTGGCTGTGTCTTTGTCAAACAAACCAAATGTAAGTGAATCAACAACTCCAGCAATACCTGCTTTAATTGTTTCATACAGACTGCCAGTAGACTGCCATGTATCCCATGCGTCGGTCAGACCATCCCATAAAGTCAAAATGATTAGTGCGATCCAACCTATCGGTCCTGCTGCTGCCGCAATGCCTCTAAATGCTACTTTGACAGCCGACTTCTCAGCCATCTTAGCCATTTTCTTTTCGAGTTTACCTTTGAGTTTGTCTACCATTGGTCGTAGATACTTCTCAAAGGCTTCTTCAAAATACTTTAAAGTATTTTTAGCAAAGTCTTTAACTTTGCCTACAAGTTGCTTGGCAAGTTTCTTTATTTTTTCAAATAATTTTAAAAGTTTTTCTTTTAGTTTTTTTACTTGGTCTTTGGCAAACGTTTTGAATTTTTTGAACAACTTGCCACTAGAAGAATTCTCATCGTCTTCAGATGGCGTATTCTTTTTTACAAATTCGTCTTGAAGAACTTTGAACTTTCTTTCACGTTCATCGTCTTTGAGAAAATGCATGTCTGGATTTTCTGATGCTTTGCCACCATAAATCTCTACAAGTTTTATGATGTTCTGACGGATGATGTTCAAATCTCTGGCAATTCGTGAGACTGCCATAAAATTCAAAGAAGCTTTTGAAAGTTTTTTGACGGTGGGTGAAGTTCTTTTAGTAGAAGTTTTATTTAAAACTTTCTTACTTATTGTTAGCCCAAGTTTTTCGGATAACATTTTATGTCGTTAGATAGTTTTTCATAAAACTTGAATTATATGGATCAGCAACACTTTCTGTAGATGGTGCTTTTTGACCAGAAGTATTGTTTGTCATTGGCGCATTGACTATAGTTCCAGCATCAGCCGCAGCATCCATTCTTTGACCTTCTGCGACCATTGATGAATTAGTTGATAATGCCGAACCAGAAGGTGCAGACATTGCTGGTGTGGGCATGGGTGATGAAGGTGCTGCAGCACCAGAACTTATTGTACCACCTGTTGCCGCAGATGCATCACCAACACTAGTACCACCAATAGCCGGTGTAACTGATGCAGGCGATGCTTTCACACCTTTTGCCATCTGTAAAATTTTGGTGGGCTCACCACCAACGGCAATAACTTTACGACGAACTTCTTCTTCCGTTATCGCTTTGCCGGTCGCTTGATCTGTGTAGCCAGTTGACGAAGATGGATCAACGTTGATGCCAACCTTAGAACTTAGAAAACCTTTTGCAGCATCTTGACTCTTTTCCGCATTAAGAGGACTGTATGGATCAGGAGTAGGTGACTTGCTTACCGTTTCAGCAAGTGCTTGCTGTGATACTTTTTGTTTTTCTTTTGACTTGTCTTCTAATCTTTCTTTTGCTGCTTTGTCATAAAACACACCTTCACCAGAATCAAGTTTTGTTTGCATTCCCTTGAGTGAAGTTGTTGCAGAAGATGTATATGCTTCGGGAGTGGCACTACCCGAATCTTTTTTAAATGGGTAATAAGGTTTAGTGTCTTGCAATACACTACCTTTATATCCCACACCAGCAATTGTAAAATCGTATGAAGTAAATTTACTGAAGGGTATTGCTGGTATTCCAACATTGTTTTTTAACCATGTAACAACTTTATCAAACATCTCTGTGATACCAAGCAACAGTGGCATCATCATTTTTAATGCTGAGTCCATGCCTTGACGAAGTTCTTTTTCACCAAACAAACCAAATGTGATGAACTTTAAGAATCCACCAAGTGCAGCAACGAGTGTGTCTACGATGCTGCCACTTTCTTTCCAAACTTTGATGCCATCAAGAATGCCGTTGATCAGACCACCAATCAACATAGCGGGTACAAATATTTTACTCAGTATCGCAAGTATTGAGCCACCACTAAACAATGAAGCAAAGCCACCAACAATACCAGTAATCAGACCACCAATTAACTTCACAGGATTAAGCATACTCAACAGACCACCAATGCCACCTTCTTCTTTTGGTGCTGCTTCTCTGCCACCCCTCTCTGTTGCTGGTGTTGCTGCTTTACTTTTTGCTCTTGCTGCTTCTAGTTCTGCTTCACGTTGATCTTCAGATTTAAAAAACTTATCTGCTTTAGTCGCAGCAGTTTCACCTTTGATCTTTACGAGTTTAGATATGTTTTGACGAAGCACATTGACATCTCTTGCTATGCCAGGAAAAGCAAGAGATTGTTTAGCAATTAAATCAAGAAAAGGAAGCACATTAGAACCAACTGTCGATTCATTTTGTTCTGAACCAGAATCCGAAGTTTCTTTTTTAGATGTGTCAGTCGTTGAATAACTTCTTTTTTGTTTAGTTGGTTTTGTAGTTTTAGATTTAGTTTTTGTGGGACTTGTTTGTTTTTTTTCTTTGCTATCTTGAAATACTAATGGTTCATTAGTTTTTTTTCTTTTTTTCTCAAGTTCTCTTTCCTCAGCCATTTTTGCAATCCATTTTTGCAAAAAGCTTACTTCTGATTTAGGCTTTTTTGAGTCTAATTCAAAATCTTTTTTATTAAATTTAAATTCTTTAATTCTTTTAATCGCATCAGATATCTTGCCACCTTTTTTAGATAAATTAACTTTTTCTAATAAAGCGGCAAGTTGACTCGAAGTCATTTTAGGCAAATCTAATTTTGGTATGTTCATTACCTTCTACTCTGTTTTTGTGCGTTGATACGTTCTTTTTCTTCTTCCAAATACTGCATCAAAAGACCCAAGTAAATGGTTCTTTCCCAAGGTAACATTTCTTCAAGTTCAGTCAAACTATACTTGTGATGCTGAATCAATGCAAAGTTTGTCTGATAATAATTACTCAGTGTGTCATAACGAAAAATTAGGCGAAAAAATTTTGTAGGCCCTTAATCTCAATGTCTTCTTCGTAACCACATTTACCACATTTGAAGTGAACATCTTTCTTCAGTTCTGGCATCGTATCAAAAAACAATTTAATCTTTTCTAAGTCTTTTTGAGACATTGAGTCTACGAATTCTACCAACTCTTCATGTGAAGAATCTTTGGCATAATATACTTGTTCTTTATCGTACAGATATTCAATACAATCAATTAACACATTTACCAGAATATCGTTTTCATTCATGCTTTCGTACTTTTGAATCATCTCAAAAGTGGGATACTTTAGACAAATGCCAATTTGATCATTTAACATAAACTTGTTGTTGTGATTCGCATGAACTGTTGGTTCAATTTCAAGCAGATTCAGTTTGAAATCTACTGAACCACTACAAGTGGCATCTTCACCTTTATCGTTCTTAATAACATTGTTACACTTATACTTCAAGTCAACAACTTCTTCTACCGATCTTGCACGAAGGTGCATAAACAAATATTCAAGATCAAATGTTGGTAAAGAATCAATATCAATTTCATCCAATACACAATTCTTTAGAACTCTACGAATTGTTCCAATCACATCTTTCGTATCTTCTGATTCTGCTGCCATTAAAAACAATTTTTGTTCTTTGACCAGAAATGGTCTAATTCGAACACTCTGTCCATTTGAAATCAATTTAATCGTATAAATTGGTACGTCAAGTTTTGGTAACATAATTTCCTCTCAATTAGAATGAAAAAATTCTGGACGCCGCTGTTCCTCCGAGTGTGCTGAGTGTTTGACCAATATCATACTGACCTTCAAATATCGTGCGATATTTTTGATAAGAAAACGAAACTGATAAACGATGAAAACCTTCTTCAGCCCAACTCAAAGGTTGCGGTGCTATTCCCACAGGAAAAGCGTCCATTAATTCTACGGCATATATTTGACGAACAAAATCGTCATATTGAATAATACGAATGTTTGTCAGGTATCTTGTGGCATTACTTTTTGGAAATCTTGCATTGTTCGTATCTGATGGGATAATTGAATCCATCCAACGCTCAAATAGTTTTCTCTCATAGAATTCGTTTGTACACAGAAAAGTTAAACTTGTGTCTGTGTATTGCATACGATATGGTACTTTAAATGATGGACCATAGATTCGAGCATCTGCTGTTTCAATTGTTCTGCCAGGCAATTCTGCCGATTCACATTGTAGTGCTAAGTATCTTGACACAGAAGGATTAGATGAACGGGTACCTTCATTCTGAAATCCTAATGACGAATTAATAGCATCAGACACATCAGAGAAAATTGAGTTTGGAAAGTTCAATACTTTTTCTAAAAATGAATTTCCAATTGACTGTCCAATGTATGCTGGTATTGGTATAATAACTTCGTAACGACAAGGACGAGCAAGGCCGTCTTTGCCTTTAATATTTGATAAAAACAGATTGGGTGAAAATGCCATTAAAATTTGTCCTCTGAATCTGACCAGACTTTGCTAGCCGTTGCTTTTGCAAAAGATTCCACAGGGAGAAGAGCAGCGATGTCCCATTCGTCAGCAGATATTTCCAAAAATCTAGATTGAACATGTCCAGACAAGTACCGTTTGATACACGGTGATGCTTCATAGATTTTTGATGCTCTTTTTAAAAAGTCGTAACTAATTCTAAATCTTGTGGTTTCGTCATAATCACGGTTATTCAAAATTGTACTCAGTTTGTCGAGAAGAATGATTCGTCGCTTTGGGTGAATGTAATGTAGATTCAACCCTAGAAAGCCGTCTGGATATCGTTCTATTGGAATAACCAATGGGAACCTGTCGTAGTATGGCAACGAATCTTTCGTCTTTGGATCATAATAATAAAAGTACATACGACCGATGATAGACTGATTTTTTAATCGTTCACGATCACGCATCAACTCACCTTTGGTGGGTCTGAGTGAAGGAACTTTGGACCTTAGCCACGAACGAGCCTCACGGGATCGTGGTGCATATCCTGACTTA